GGATATCAAGATTTATATGATTATGAAAATAATGAAATAAAAAAAATATTATGTACAAATGAAGATAATGATCAAAATTTTCAAGAAATATTTGATAATTATGATATTTGTTATAAAAAAAAAAAAGAATTTGAAGAAGTAATTAAAGTTTTAGATGAAAAATATTTAGAAAAATATGTAAAAATATATGAAATATATTTTTTTATAATAAAGAATATAATATTTTTCATAAAAGATCAACCATTAGAAATAATAGATCAACCATTAGAATCAATAGATTCGTTAATTCAAAGAATAATAGATTTATCATTAAAACAAATTCCAGACCTAACTGATTCGTTATTAAATCCAATACAAATAGGTGGAGATGGAGATGGAGATGGAGATGGAGATGGAGAAAAAAAAAATTTTTTGACAACAGGTAAAGCAGGTAAATTTAAATTTAAAAAAGCCACACTAAAAGCTGTAGATATTTTAGATAATAAATTATTAAAGAGTTTTGAAACAGAATTTGATAAAATAAAAAATGAATTAAAAGAAAATATAGTTAAACATTTAAATATTAAAGATATTGATGAATTAACAAATAAATTAAATGAATCTGATAATAAAGAAAATACTTTACTTGATATTGAATATATATTTTTAATGTATAATTCAATATACAATGAAAAATTAAATAAATTATATTTATATTCAAATATAATTAAAATATTTAATGATTTATATGATTTTATGATCGCAACTGTAAAAGTAAAAATGAGATTTAAAGAAAAAAATGATAATTATAATGACTTAATTGCAATTGATGTAAGTATTTTTGATTTACCAATATTAAAAAACATGGATAATATAATTGCATTATATTTTATTCTAAAAGAAATTTTAAATAACTCAAATAACTCAAATGACTCAAATGACTCAAATAACTCTCTTAATAAAAAAATTACTGAAATATTTGATTTATTTATATTATTAAATAAGTTTACATACTCAGAAAAAATTAAAGATAAAATTAAAGAAATAGAAAAGTTATTATCAGATAATATTATAATTGACGACATTAAAAATTTTTCTAAGTTATCAGATCAAGAAAAAGAAAATCAAATTGATAAAATATCTGATTTTTTAATTGAAAAACTTAAAATTTCTATTGTTACTATTCGACAAATAAACAAAAATGAAGATAAAAATATAAAAATTAAATTATTATCAAATTATCTTAATATTGATAATGTAGTATTAACAAGTGAAAAATATAAAAAAGAAAACACAGAATATAAATTATATAAAGATAATTTAGAAAAAATTTTATTAAATTTAGATTTAATTAAAAATAAAAAAGATCCTGAACAAAAATCTACAGAAGATCTTGTAGAAAATTCTACAGAAGATCCTGTACAAAAATCTACAAAAGATCCTGTACAAAAATTAAAAAATAAATCTATAGAAAATATTGAATTAAAATTTGATTTAGATTTAGATTTAGATATTGATCAATTAAAAATTATTAATGATAAACAATATAATAATATATTACTTGAAGTAAAACAAAAAAATATAGAGGATGTAAACAAACTATTAATTAAAATGAAAAAAATAAAAATAGATTTAGATAAATATTTTGAAAAAATTAAAGAAAAAATAAAAACAAATCCTCAATATAAAGATATTCAACATAAACAAATTGAAGCAGAATTTGATAAAGATATTGAAAATTTAACTAAAACAATAGAAAAATATAAATATTATAAATCATATTTAGAAAAAGAAAGTAAAAAAATAAATATTACAGATACCAATAAAATAATTAATAATTATATTATTAAAACAGAATTTGGAGAAATAGATAAAAAAAAAATAAATATTTATTTATTTAAAAAACAATTATCTAAATTTATACCTGATTTAGAAAAAATAAATATTAGTAATATTATATTTCAAGATTATTCTTCAAATAATGAACAAAGTATTATTAATGAAATTATTGATACATTATTAGATGATAAAATATTAGCTGATGAAATATTAGCTGATAAAATATTAGAATTAAATAAATTAAAAGATATAAGTGTAGAAAATGAAGATCAAATATCAAATAAAACTAATAAATATATTAATTCTGAAATAGATATAACTAAACTTTATGAAATGAAATTAAATATAATTAATAAAATTGAAAAAAATATAAAAATAAATATTACAAATATTAATATAACAGACGATAAGGTAATTATGTTAATAAATAATATTAAAGAATTTAAATATAATTTAACTAATATTAAAAATATAAATAAATGGTTAATAACATTAATAGATTATAAATTAATTAATATCAAACAAAATATAAAATTACAAGATAAAATAAAATTACAAGATAAAATAAAATAAAATTATAAATTATAAAATTAATTTCTTCAAATAAGTATACTATAATGGTAAAAAGTAATTTAATACAAACATTAATAATTTATTTTATTAGCATGTCTGCAATATTTATTATCAAGCCATCTGAGATTTATAAAGAAGACGGTGAAACATTAAAAGGATGGGAAGAAATAGATTTTGAAAAAACAGAATCTTTATATAATATATATATAATATCAATATGTTTAGCAATAATAAGTTTTTTTATTTCTAATGAACTTTAATTTTTTTATTTAGGTCTCATTTTTGCAAAAAATGGATCATATTTTATTATATCTTCTGGTGATTTATATATAATTTCTGTCATTTGTAAAATCTCATTATAATCTAATAATAATCTACCTCTTTCTGTACTATTTGTTCCATTTTTTAGACATTTTGGAACAACTCTTTCTATAAAATATTGAACTTCTTCAGGAATTTTTTTAAAATTAGGTATAAAATTTTTAGAAGTCAATGTATTAAAAAAATAATGAACATCATAATAAGGATGTGGTTCTGGTTTAACATTAATTCTATTTGTCCAATCTGCAAAAACTTTACTATTATCAATTTCTCCAGGAATACATGCAAAATCAAAATCCCATAATTTAATTCTTAATCCAATATTTGGTACATAATATTCATTATTATTAATATTATATTTATAAATATTATTTTTATCAACATTATTTATTTTTTGTAATAAAATATTATTAGCTTTTAAATCATTATGTCTAAATCCAGGATATTTAGTTTGTATAACAGCTAATACTGATAATATTTGAAAAAATATTACACGCCATTCACGAATACTTAATTTATTATAATTTTCTCTTAAATAATCAAGTAGATCTCCTCCATCAGCCCATTCACTAATTAAAACAGATACTGTATCATGAAATTCATTATTTTCACATTTTTCAACAAATTGATCATATTTCTTATTTGTTATAATATTATTTTTTGTTAATGATACAAAAATATTTATACTTGTATTAAAAGTAGAAATTGGTAATACAATATGTGGAGTTTGATTATTTACAACAAAACTACTTAATATTTTTAACATTAATAATTCTGCATTCTCTGGCCTTGATGAATCTTTAATATCACCATAATTTTCTTTTTTTGGATATGCTACTACTTTTACACCATAATTAATACAAAAATCTGAATTATTATCATCAGGATAACTAATTCCTTTAAATGTATGCCCTGTAGTACCACTTTTTATATATAATAATTTACCTCCTATTTTTTTAATAGTAGATTTGAATGATTTAGATTTTTTTTCTAATAAATTTAAGATATTTTTATCTTTATAAAAATATTTATCTTTATCAATAAAGTTTATCATTGGTTTCAAATCTGTATCGTCAAGTAAAAACTTAATAAAATCTAATCTTTCGCTAATTTTATTATATCCTCCATTTTGTACTATTTCGGTAATTTTATTATTTTTATTTGAATTAAAATTATTATTTAATTTTAACATAATATAATGTTAATAGTATAATTTATATTACTAAACTTATTTTTTTTTAATAAATTAAATATATTTAATTTATAAAAGGTTTTTTAAATATATTTAATTTATCATATTTAGGTTCTAATTTTATTTTTGCTGTTTCTATTAAAATTTTTTTATAGTTAATGTTAGGTATTTTAGGTGTTGCTTGCCAAAACTTTTTTTTTAATATAAATTCAAGTTCAAAAGATGTAGGATATAAATCTTTTAATTTATTTTCCATTAATTGTTTATATTGTATAGGTAATAAATATCCACTTTGAACTGGTAATACTATTAAAAGTTGTTCTATAGGTTTAATTGATTTATAATTATTATTAGATACTGGGAAACAATAAGTTAAATTATTATTTTGTAAGTAATTATAAATATCACTAACAAATGGTGAATTATCATATGGGTATATATGTAACCAATCACAGCATTTATCAAAATAATAATATGATATCCATTCTAAAGTTTTAAAATATTCAAAATATACATTATCATTAATTTTAAAATATTCATAATATCTTTTTTTACTTTCATTTAAATCAATTTTTCCTAATTCAATTGGATCTGGAATTTTAAATATTAAATTTTCTAATCTAAATATTTCTATATCATATGGTTTATTACTCTGACAATTCATATATTTTTTTTTATAACTTGATTTTTTAAAATATTCTTCTTCACAATCTGTTAAATTTTTGAATAATTCTAATAAAAAAACTTTATTAATAGTAACTTTATTATTTTTATATGTTACTAATGATTCTTTTATTTCTTCATAAATTCTTGAATAATAAAACATTAATATTTCAAGTCCATTTAATGACTTTGTAATATTTAATAAATTAACAGAAGGTAATGATGGTATAAAATCATTTCCTAATAAAAATCCAAGAAATATATAATCATATATTGCTTGTTGAACAAATATATAATCATAATTTAATTCTTTACAAATACATTTTTTCATAATATCTATATTAACTAAATTAAATTCATGATTGCTATTATCATTAAAATGTGATTTTTCTCTTAATAAATATATATTATCTTTCATTGATGCCAAAGCTAAATAAATTAAATCTGCATCTAAACCATAAATTATTCTATTTTTATTATTATTATTTTCTTTAATATATTGTAATATTTTATGTTCTCCTTCTCCAGGCGTATTACATGATGAAAATATATATTTAATATTTGTTTCTTTTGATTTTATATGTCTAATTATTGCTTTTGTTAATTTTCTCATAAATAGTGTTCCAGGAGTAATTGCAGAATTATTCCAAGATTTACGAGCTAACTGTACAGTCTCATGATGCTTTCTTGCAATATTTTCTTTTATTTCATTTTCTTTTATTGTTTTATATCTTCGAATACGCTGATGTTTCATTTTAGCCATTGGTGCTACACCATCGACTGCTAAATACACTAATTCTTTAGGATTAACTAAATTTATAATTTTTTCAATATATTCAATCACACTTTTAATCATTTTATCTTCTAAATCATTATTGTTTAAATTTAAATTATTTTTATATACATCCATACATACAGGATGTATTAAACAATTAGTATCAAAATACAATTCATTACAATCAATATAATTGTCTAAAATATATGGAATAACAATATCATATTTTTTTATTAATGAAGCAAAAAAACCAGGTACACCCATTTAATTTATTTAATTTATTTAATTTATTATATAAATAATAGTTTAAATATATTTTAATTTCAAATTTTTTATATAATATATATAATATATAATGGTTGAAGAATTAACGGATTCGGTTGATTCAGCTAAAACAGATGAAATGGAAAAAAGATTACACTATATTTTACAACAAAAATTTGGAAATGATGGAAAAAAATTAGAAGGTGGTAGTGATCATGATCATAAAAAGTTTGAAGATAAAAAATCATTAAATAAAAAGTTTGAATTAGAAGGTGCTAGTGATCATAAAAAGTTAGAAGATAAAAAATCAGTAGATAAAAAGTTTGAATTAGAAGGTGGAAAACGTAGAAAAGCAAGCAAAAAAACCAGCAAAAAAACCAGTAAGAAAACCAGTAAGAAAGCTTCATTAGAAGGTGGAAAACGTAGAAAAGCAAGCAAAAAAACTAGTAAAAAAACCAGCAAAAAAACCAGTAAGAAATCTTCATTAGAAGGTGGAAAACGTAGAAAGGCAAGCAAAAAAACCAGCAAAAAAACTAGTAAAAAAGCTTCAAAAAAAGCTTCATTAGAAGGTGGAAAACGTAGAAAGGCAAGCAAAAAAGCAAGCAAAAAGGCAAGCAAAAAAGCAAGCAAAAAAACTTCAAAAAAATCTAGTAAAAATGTAGTTAAAAGAGAAGTGAATCCATATATGATGGCGCGAAGTGCTTTAATTAAAGTTATGTTTGCTAAAGCTAAATCTAAAGGAATTAAATTAACTATACCAGATAGTGCAAAAACAATTAAAAAAATAGAAGAAGAAGTAATACAAAAACATAAATTAACTGATAAAGTTGAAATTTTAAAAAAAGCATTAGAATTTTTTAATTCTAATGTTGATAAATATCTTAAAGTTTAATTTATATTTATATTTATATAGTTGTATGTAATATACCATCACGATTATTAACACCATTTATAAATTTTAAAACTTTAGTTATGTCATTATTATTAATTTTTAAAACTTGAGGTTCTGTAAGATTATTTCCACTCACATAAAAAGCTTTTGAAGATGCTACGTCTATTTTAAATAATGTTTTTTTTCCATTATGATTTGGATCTGGACATGTACTATTTATGCCACCTATCTGTGGTGTATGACCAATAATAATACCTTTTAAACCATAATGATTAATTATTTTTGCAACATGTTCACATGGAGTAGTTTTTTCATCTTTAGTTTGGTCAGTTAAATCTCTTGTCGTAAATGGTGAATAATTTGTTTCAAATATAAATTTTTTCATTTTATTATAAAAATCCTGATTTAAATCTTTATTATCACTCATAAATTTTTTTATTTCCTTGTTTAATAAATCAAAATCCTGTTTGTTTGATTGATAACGTTTTCTAAATGAATCTAATACTCCTCCGTGAACAAATAAATAACCATTTACTATTAAAATTGAATATCTTGTAGAACCTAAAAATTTTGCTAATATTCCACCTGGTCTAAATATATTTTTTCTTCTTTGTTCATTCTCTGAAATATTAATATTACTATGTACAGAATTTACTATTCCAATTTCTGTTATTATTTCTGGATCTACTTTATCTTTTCTATCTTCTATTTGTAGTTGCTCTAAATTTGCACGAGATACATATCTAATATCACCAATAATATTCATTAGTTCATGATTTCCTAATAAACTATATACGGCACCACCATTTTCCAAAGCTTTTAAATGTAATTCTGAAAAAAATAATAATATTTCAATATCTGATGCTTCATCGTCATATGTTGCATTTTCCTTATTACAATGACTTTCTATAGTATTTACTGCTCTACATCTATCAATTTGATCTCCTACTTGAACAACAATTTTATTTTTACCTTTCCATTTATAATATTCAATAAGATCTTTTCTATCTTTTCTAAATATTTCAATAGCATCTAAATTTTTTGAATCTGTTTTTTCAATAACTTCACCTATAAGTAATGTATCTAACATTAATTGAATATCACCATGTATATCACCTATAGCTATAATATCTCCTTTAGCTGTTTTAGCTGTTTTAGCTGTTATATTTGAATCTGATTTTGGTAGATTATTAAATATTTCAGTTAATTCACGACATCTTAATAATTTTCCAATTATATATTGTGAAAATGTTTTCATAATATATAATTAAATAGAAAAAAAATTATTTTGTATTAAAATTTTCTTCAATATGATTAATATAATTATTATTATTATTATTACTTAAAACATCAAAATATTCTATATTGTGGATAGTAGATGTATTATTAGTATTAAAATGTTCTACATTAGGATTAGGTTTAGGATTATTATATTTAATATTATTAGTATTAAAATGTTCTACATTAGGAACAAAACTATTTTTTTTAATATAAAACTTTTCCATATTACATTGTTCTGTTGATTTTTTTACTGGCATATTTGGTTTTTCTTTTTCTTTTTCTTTTTCTTTTTCTTTTTCTTTTTCATTAATATCTTTTATACTGTTTGTATTTTGTGCATCTTTAATAAATAAATAAGTTATAGTTACACCTATAGTAGCAATTATTGCTGCAGTTGGATCTTTTGTAGCTAATAGACCAATTATTAAAACTATAATTATTTTAACAATTGGTTCTTCTAAATAAGGCATTATCCAATTGGGTAATTTAGGAGCAATTACAGAAGCATATAAAATTAAAATAATATATAATACTGCTTTAACATAAGGATTATCAAATATTTGTTCAGTTTTATTTTGTATATAATTTGATGTTGGGTGTGTCGATGGGTACATCATAGGTGAAGTAGCTGAAGTAGTTGCTGAATTAGCTGAATTAGTTGTTGTTACATCAAAATCAGATAAAGAACTAGATATTGATGAAGTTTGATTTTGAAATGACATATCTTAATATATTATATACAAAATAAAAAAAATTGAATTAATTTAAATTAAAGATAAATTAATATTTATAAGATAATATTAATTAAAATGATTTCAATTATATCTTATAAAAGTTATCAAATACCAATAGCAAATGTTAATATAAATGATTTAAATGAATTAATGGTTTCACCTTTTCAAAAAGAAGATGGTTATGGAAAAAAACCAAAAATTTTTAAATTATTTTCTAAAGATAAATTTTTTTACTATTTACCGAGAGAATGGGCTATAACAAAATTTGGAGAACCTAAAGAAATAAAATTTAATGAAAATACAACAATTAATATTGATTTTAAAGGAAAATTAAGAGATTATCAAATAGATATTCAAAAACAAATAGATGAAAGATTTAAAAAAGGATATGGTGGAGGTATTTTATGTATTCCGCCTGGTGGTGGAAAAACAGTATGTGCTATTAATGCAATTACTAAATTAAAAGTAAAAACATTAATTGTAGTTCATAAAACATTTTTATTAGATCAATGGGTTGAAAGATTAAGACAATATACCAATGCTTCAATTGGTGTTATTAAACAGGAAAAATTTGATGTTGAGAATAGGGATGTTGTTATTGGAATGTTACAAACTATAATTAGTCGAAAATATGACGAAGAATTAAACATATTTGATATGGTTATATTTGACGAAGCACATCATTTAGGAGCAGAAGTATTTAGTAAAGTAATGCAAAAAACACAAGCACCATATTTATTAGGTTTAACGGCTACACCAGAAAGAGAAGATAAACTAGAAAAAGTATTTTATTATTATTTAGGTGATATTATATATAGAAGTAATAAAATTAAATATACAAATGCTTTAATTAATGTACATTATTTTAAATCTGATGATGAAAAATTTAAAAAAGAAATAATTAAATTTAATAAAAAAATAAATTTGTCAAAAATGATAACAAATTTATCCGAAATAAAAGAAAGAAATGACTTTATTTTTAATATAATAAAAAATATATTAGATAAAGAACCAAATAGAAAAGTATTTATATTAACAAATAGAAGAAATCATATTGAAGAATTAAAAAATTTATTACAAGACTATGATGTAGGATTATATATAGGCGGAATGAAAAAAAAAGATTTAGCATTATCAGAAGAAAAAGCAATTATAATTGGAACTTATGAAATGGCAAGTGAAGGTTTAGATATTCCAGATTTAGATACATTAATTATGACAACACCAAAAAGTAATATTACTCAATCAATTGGTAGAATTATGAGAAAAGAATTATATGATAATATACCTTTAATTGTTGATATTGTTGATAAGATTGATATATTTTATGCAATGTATAATAAAAGAAAAAAAATTTATCAAGAAAATAAATATGAAATTAAAGTTATAAATAAATTAGATGAATCTATTAATAATGAATTAGATGTAGATGTAGATGTAGATGTAGATGAATCTGAATCTGAATCTGAATCTAAAAATTCAGATTTTTCTTTAAAATCTGAATCAATAAATTATAAAACAAAATATATGTTTGATAATTAATAATTATTTTTTATATGCTTGCATAAACATTATAATTCTAGATATACAACCATATAATTGCAAATTAGTATCAATACCATCACAAATTTGAACATATGATTCATTTAGAATACGATTAAAATTAATTTTAATTTCTTCATCTATTTTAACATATTGTAAAATATTAATAATTGTAAGTATAATATCATTACTACAATATCCTTTATTTTTTAATTCTTCTATTATTGAAATTACTTTTTTTATATTTTTATAGACACATTCTTGAATTAAATTTATTATAATTTCTGGTTTTGGTTGATGACATAATTTATAAATATTATTTGGTTCTATTTTTTTAAATCCATAATATATAAGTTCAAGATTATTTATTGCATAACGTATATCACCATTAGCATTAATTGTTAATATTTTTAATCCTTCTTCTGTATATTCTATATTTTCTTTATTACATATTTCTATTAATTTATTATTAATTTGATCATATGATAATGTTGGAATATGTATCATTAAACATCTACTCTGTAAAGCTTCAATAATATTCAATGAATTATTACAAGTTAAAGCAAATTTTGTATTTATTGTTTTATCTTCAAGTATTTTACTAATTATATTTTGAACTTTATTTGTAATATTATCAGCTTCATCTAAAATTATTAGTTTTGTAATAGAATTATTATTTTTATCTGAAATTTTCTTTCTACAAAAATATGAAATATTATTATTAATTATTTCAATACCTCTATTATCTGACGCATTTAATTCATATACAGCTTCATCATAATTTTCTTTATATATATTTTTTGCTATTAATAATATTAAAGATGTTTTTCCTGTACCAGGAGAACCAGAAATAATAATATTAGGTATTGATTTATTATGTAAAAAACTTTTTATTTTATTTTTTAATGTATCATTTAAAATAATATTATCGATATTTTTAGGACGATATTTTTCGATTAATAATTTATTATCCATAATTTATAAATATTAATATTTATATCTTTAAATTTTAATTTTTCAATATTTATTACATTTTAAATATCTCTAAATGTTTTTTATAGTATGGTGCGTCTATTATAATATCGTTTATTTCAGTAGTTTCAATATTGTATATTAAATTATGTAACATTTTTTTTGTCCAAAATTTATATTGTAATCCTTCTTTAATAATATTAACTATTTTATTAATTTCTTTAGGTTCATCAATAGTATATTTTAAAACACATTTTAAAAATAGATCTAAATTATCATTATATAATTTTTTTACTTCATCTAATAGACTTTTAATATTTTCAAATTCATCAATATAAATTATATAATTATAAAATATATCAATATTATTATTGATATTATTATTATTAGTTATATTTATATTATTATTGTCAATTATATTATAACTATCAATAGACATATATTGTAATCTTTTACTCATATTTGGATATAATTCAGTAATAATCTTATAATAAATATTATAAAAATCAATATTATATTCTTTAATATTATTATTTACAATACTCCATAATACTAATAATTTTTCTATATCTTCTTCTTTCATTTTTTTTGATTTTTTTATATTATCATCTAATATGTTTGTAATTAACGAATAACTAAAAATTTTATATTTAAATAAATATCCAATTAAATAAAATAAACCAATATTATTATCTTTATAATAAAGGGTTTTAATATTTTCTATAAGAATTTGTCTAAATGATACATTTTGAACAATCCAATTATAATTAATTAATAATTTATAAATCATTTTTATGTATATTTCAATAAATAATTTTTCAGTAATTATTTTTGTTATTAATTTTAATGTTATTTTTTCTAAATCAGAAACATTTAAAAATACTAATTTTGAAATTTTATTATAGACATCATTAAAATTTGTTTCACATAATTTATTCATAGATTGATATGCTATATTAACTGGATTATTTAAATCACATTTTTCAATTTTCCATTTTGCAGAATATACAGTATTTAATAATTTTTTTTTTGTATCTTGAAATTGTGTTGAAGATAATATTAGTTTATTAATTAAAGCAAATTTTTCTAATATATATTCATTTGTTTCATTTTGTTTATGAAATTCTTTAAAAGAATATATAAATTCACTCATATATAAATATTATATTATATTATAATACTTTTTAAATCTTTTGTTATTATATAAATGATAATATTAGATTTTTTTTTATTATGTTTTTTAATCTTTTTATTATATATTAAAGAAGAAGAAACAAATGAATTAGAAGTAAAAAATGAAGATGAATATGAAGATGAAATAAAATATAAAAAAAAAATAAATATAATTGAAAATTTAGAAATAATAAATAATAATAATAAATTACCAATAAAATTAAATGATTATAATATTGAACTTGATAGACCTGTATTTTCATGTAGTAATTATAAAAATGATAAAAATATAGATTTAAATAATATTAATGAAGAATTAGTAAATGTTGTATATGATAACATAGTTAATGATAATAGAATTCAAAATTTAGATTATGAAAATATTTGTTTTTATAATTGTAATGATAATCATTATAATATTAAAAATAATGATAATTATGGTTATACTGATTTTATGACATATAAAAAATAATTTAAAGATATAATAATATATAATATATAAATATATACAACTAATAATGATTAACCAATTTAATTCAAATCCAGTTTTTAATAGTATTAAAAATAATACTATTAAAATAAATAATATTAATTTAACTTTGGTTAATAAAAATCTTAATTTTTCTATTTTAGAGAAGTTATATAATTGTATAAATTTATCAAAATGTTATTATCAAATATTAAATGATAATATTCATTTAAATGAATTAAAAAAATCAGAATATAATATTACATATCATGTTCAAGGTTTTAATTATATTATGTTTTTAACAACAATTAATAATAAACCATTTCATTGTTTAATATCAAAAAGAGAATTAAAGATATATTTAGCACAAAATAATCTTAATGAAATCAAAATATATACTTTTAATATGAAAACATCAAATATGTATTTATATTTTAACACAGTTCTTGATGGAAAAATAATTAAAAATGATAGTACATTTTTAATTTCAGATTGTTATTATTTAAACGGTGAAGATATGCATGCAGTTGAATTAAAAACAAAATTCAATATAATAAATAATATATTGAATGATTTAGAAGTAAATTTTAATTTAAAGTTAGTAACATTATATAAATATTCTGATATACCAAAGTTAGTATTTGAGAATATGAAAAATACTAATTTAAAAATAAATGGTCTTATATTTTTACCAAATTATTCAGGTAAATTTTATATATATGTTAATGATGTAGAATTTGAAAACATTAAAAATAATAATCAGATACAAATTAATATAAATACAAATTCTGAATGTGATTTTTTTATTAAAAAAACAAAAATACCTGATGTATATGAATTATTTTTTGATAATTCATATGGTAATGTTAAAGAAGGAATAGCTCACATACCAAATATGGTAACCAGTAAGTATTGTAAAGAACTATTAAAAAATCAAGATATGGTAAAAATAAAATGTGTTAAATCAGTTAAATTTAATAAATGGGTTCCTCTTTGTCAAGATATTTCTGAATTAGATAATGTTTTATTTTAAGTAAAATACTTAATAAAAAATCTGATATTTTGTTATCTCTTAATTTTTGTCTGTTTCTAACTAATTTTAAACCTTCTACAAGTTTTAAATTTAATATAATACTTGTAGAAGGTTTAAAAATATTGAATTTTAATTAAATTGTTGTATTTAATTAAAAAAATAATGAAAAACAATGAGTTTATTAGAATTATTAGAAATAGGAATTATAAATGAAATTTTACCTTCAGATCTATATGCTATATTAATGTTAAGTAGTTCATCACAATATGTTAAAGCAAAATGTAATATTGGTAATATTGATCATAAAGTAGATATTTGTTTTACAAAATCAGAAAATTTATTATATCTTTACGATTTTTCTAAAATTATTAAAAATATTAGTAAAAAATTTATTATTAATAAACTATATCTTCAAAACTGTATAATTCAAAAAAGTGTATATACAACATATCCTAAGAATTTTATTGACTCATACAAAAACTTTAAATGTAAAAAATTTGAAGACTATTATGATATTAGTTTTCTAAAAATTCTAAATTTTGAAGACTATTATGATATTAGTTATTTAGATATAATTTTTGAATACTGTCCGTCTCTGACTTTTTTAAGTGATAAATATTATCCTTTGGAAACCGACATTTTAATTAAGTTTACAAGTAATATGCCAAATTGTGAAATAATACTTTATAAAATTTAACAACAAAAAAATTGAATTTTAATTAAATTAAAGTATTTAATTAAAAAATAATAAAAAAATGAGTTTATTAGAATTATTTGATAAAGAAATAAATCTATTTTTACCTTCAGATGTATTTGCTATATTAAATTTAATAACTACATCAAAAACTGTTAATAATGCAATATTACATATTCACCCTAAAGTAGATGTAAATTTAGCTAATAGACTATCTATTGAATTTTTAAGTTTTTCTAATATTATACAAAAATTAAGTAAAATGTTTACCATTGATAAACTAAATTTAAAAAACTTAAAAATTCAAAAAAATATAATTACAGTATATCCAAAAAATACTTTTGAAATTAGTTATTTTGATGTAATATTTAATTATTGTAAATCTCTAAGTGAGTTATCTGTAACGTATTATTCTGATGAAGACATAATAAAGTTTATACAAAATATGCCAAATTGTAAAGTTTTGTATTTTTTCGAAACTTTAGATAATAATTATAATTATAGACCAACAATATTAGAAATACCAAAAAATAATTATTATCTAGAATATATTGCACCTGAAAAAATAATACTTAAAAATATAGATAATATTAAACGTGTTAAAAAACTTAATTTAAATGCTCAACGCAGTAATAATAAATTCAACAACAAAAGCTGGTTTAATAAAAGGTAAATTAATTTATTAAAAAAAATTGAATTTTAATTTAATTAAATTAAAATATTTAATTAAAAATTATAAAACATGGATTTATTAGAAATATTCGAAAAAGAACTTGTATCTGAAAATTTATTTTTAGATCTATATACTATATTAATGTTAAGAACAACATCAAAAAAATATAAAGAATTAATTGATAATAAAAGTCATAAAGTAGATGTTTGTTTAAAAAAATGTGATATTTTACTTGATGATTTTTCTAAAATTCTTGAAAAAATTAGCAACAACTTTATTATCAATAAACTAGATATCCAAAATTGTATTTTTATTGATATCTTTAATAAATTTGATATTCAAAATTCGAATCCAAAAATCTATAATCTAAAAAAAAATAATTATGCACAACATATAAAGTTACATAATATAATAAAAGATTTTTGTCCATTGCTAACTCAGCTTAATCTTGGTAATAATTTAATTTATCCTTATAATTATTATATATACTCTTTAAAGAGACTTTTACCACAATGTGAAGTATTATATAATAAATAGCTTATAAAAAAATTGAATTTATATTTGATTTATTAGTATTCATTATAATTATAAAATAAAATGTCAATATCAATTCCAAACATTTTTATTAAAAAAGATTTAGATAATAATAATAATGTCATTGTTACATGTCTTTCATTCTCTAAACAAATACGTAATAAAATAAATGAAATAGCTAAAACTATAATAAAATTAGATTTATCGTGTTGTAAAATTAATGGAACAAATTTAATTGAGCTCGTAGAAATATTAAAAAACTGCAAAGTGTTAGAATCACTAAAGCTTGGTCTTAATAGTATTAATATTGATGAAGCAATTGATATTGTTACAGTAATAACAAACTGTTCAAATCTAAAAGAATTAGACTTGAGTAATAATAATATAATACTTGATAAAACAATTCTACAGTCTCCTTCTGAGACTGTAGAGTCATTTCCAAGGCTGACTGTACTAATTAATAAATTAAAAGAATGTACATCATTAATTAATCTAAATTTATCTTGTAATAGCATAATTAAAGAAAACATAATTGAATTTGAAAAAAATCTTCCAGATTGTACAATCTGTTGGACGTACTATTAGTTTATATAAAAAAATTGATTTTTTAAATTACTTTACAATTATATTTACATTGTTATTTTAATTATAAAGTAAAAATGAATGATTCTAATATATTTATTATAAAACAGGTTAATAAAGATAATAAATATTGGTATAAGAAAATGTTTAAAAAAATGTTAAATTTTGAGTCTAAAAAGAATATTGAAGTAATATTAAACTCTAGAATTTTAAAAATTTTTGATAATAAAGAACTTATTTTTAAAGAACTATATGACATAAGTTTAAAAAATAATATTAATAAACTTAATCTTAAAAACATTGTAATAGAATATAAATATATTAATAATTTAACACTAATTCTTGAACAATGTCCTATATTATTTCATCTTGATCTTAGTAGTAATTATTTAGGAGATTATGGAATAGATAAAATTTCAAGAGTATTAAAACAATATTCATTAATAATTTATCTTGATCTTTCAGAAAATTGTATTTGGTTACATGGTGCTGAAAGTTTATCAGAAGTTATCAAACAATATACATCACTAGAATATCTTAATCTTTCAACTAATTATTTACGTGATGATGGAATATTAATTATTTTGCAAGTTATTAGTCCAACAATAATAAATATGAATCTTAGTCTAAATTGGATTGGCAATAAAGGTATTGAAAATCTTGCAAATTATATTGTACAATATAATGCATTAGAAAGTCTTAATCTCAATATGAATATAATTAAAGCTGAAGGAGCGCAAATACTATCACAAGTACTAGGAAAATGTTATTCATTAATTCATCTTGATCTAGGGTATAATTATTTAGGAAATATTGGAGCTGAAAGTATTGCAAATGTTCTTGGACAATGTTATTCTCTTAAAAGCCTTTATCTTAACTGTAATCAGATTGGTGACCAAGGATCTAAAAGTATAGCAAAAAATCTTGGAAAATGTCCAGCACTTGAATTTATTAATCTAAGTTGGAATGAGATTAAAGAAGATGGAGCTATGGATTTAGCAGAAAATCTATTAAATTGTTGGACACTTAAATATATTAATCTTAGCAACAATAAAATTAATAAATTAGGTACAAATGCACTTACAAAAGTGCATCCTTTTTGTCCATCAATAATTTATTTTGATATATCAAATCAAAAAAAAAATTGATTTTTATTTATATTGATAGTTCCAATTATATAAAAAATCTATGAATTTGTAAAGTTACTTTGTAAAGTTCCAGCCCAATAAAATGCAACATGATGAAATACTTGAACAAAAAACAGTACACGAACTATTACTAGATCATAATCATGACCAAGACAATAACTATGACTCAGATTATAATCTAGACGACTCGGACTATGATCTAGACGACTCGGACTATGATCTAGACCAAGATATCGTCCAAGATAAAGATAAAGATCATGATCATGGTCATGATCATGACCAAACACAAACACAATCACAAACATACACAATTGTAACACAAAAACAATCACAAACACAAACACAATCACAATCACAAACACATTTATTATTAGAAGTGTTAATGGCACTTAATCATGATTTAGAAAAAATCTGGCCTGTAAATAGTACTCTAGTGTTTTTAAAAATATCTAAGCATGTTACAAGATTTTTAAAGAATAATAAAATCTTTCTACCTGTACGTATTGTTATTGAAGACAATAGCTATTATTATAATATACAACATAAATGTGTTATTATTTTTATTTCTAAAATAAAAATAATAATACAAATGACATTATACAACATTGTAATAATTTTTAGGGAATGTAAAAATCTTGAAGAACTTGATATAAGTGGTTGTCATATTAAGGATATAACTAGGCGAAATATAAATGAATTACCATCTCTCACAAGTATTAATTTAAGTAATATTACTTGTGAAAATATGGAAGTATCGCATTTTATTTCATCAATATTATCACTATGTTTAAATTTAAAAGAAGTTATAATTAGTAATAATAAACTTAATGATAATGGGGCCTCAAAAATTTACAATGCTTTAGGATTAAATACAAAAGTTCTCGATCTTTCAAATAATAATATTGGATCATTTGGATTTTCTTGTTTTCCAAGCTTGTTTAAAAATATTAAAAATATTACAGATCTTAACCTATCTGGAAATAATTTACAAAATGGCGCATTCTCTTGTATTTTAAAAGCACTATCTGATACTAATATTGAATGTCTTAATTTGAGTAATACTGGTATTAATTTAAAATGCTTACATAAATTAGAATTTAAGAAATTAATATTTAAGAAGTTACTTAAATTAGATCTATCAAAAAATGATATTTGCAGTTCAGGACTTGAAATAATAGCAAAATTTGTTAACAAATTTTGTATTAAAATAGAATTTCTCAATTTAAGTGATAATAAAATAAATATTGATGATGCCGTAAAATTTATAAATGAATTAACAAATTGCAAAAAAATGAAAATAATTGTTTTGGATGACAAAAATTATAATAATATAACTCCTAACTTCAAAACAAGTCATAGTTATAGAAGATGTGAAACTCTTACTACTTTGGATTTAAGTTATAATCGTATTAATCTTCATGAACTAGAGAAAAAAATTTGTTTATAAACAATATAAAAATTAATTTATAAAAATATTAATAATGTTTAATATTTTAGATATTTTAAATTTAGAAGTATTAAATAATAGTTTTCCAATAAATATAATTTCTATATTGAGAATGACTTCAAAAAAAGTTAAAATATTGATAGATAAAATGCATCCAAACGTTGATATATTCTTTGATATGAAGTATTGTAATAATGATAGTAATCACATAACTAATAAAAAACTAGATATTATTTTTAATAATATTAATAATATTAATAAAAGAAGTAATATCGTTAAAATTACAATGAAAAATTGTAAAATTGGACCATCAAAGATAATGAGACTTAAAGAAATTCTTTATTCTTGTAATAATAATAGCGCAATAATATATATTAATCTTTGTTATAATAAAATTGGACCAATTGGAGCAGATAGGCTTTCTGAACTAATTAAATGTTGTCCTTTGCTAACTTATCTCAATCTCAAAAGTAATTGTATTAGAGATTCTGGATTGAATAGTATTGTTAAAGTACTTGAACAAAGAACAAATAATATATCATACATTAATCTTAAAAAAAATATTATTGGACCTGAATGTATTGAGAGACTTTCAAAAGTATTAAAATTATGTAATAATTTAATTTATTTTAATATTGGTATAAATATTTTAGGTGATATTGGAATAAAAAGTGTTGCACAAGTAATTGGAATAAAATTAAAATATCTTAATCTTTGTAATAATCAAATTGGACCAATTGGAATGGAAAGTTTATTAAAAACACTTGAACAATATACATCATTAGATTTATTATACTTAAATCTTAAGTATAATAAGATTGGTGATTTAGGGTTGAAAAGTCTTTCGCAAATATTATTAAAGTGTCCATTACTTGAACATCTTGATATTAATTATAATCAAATAGGAGACACAGGAGACACAGGAGACACAGGAGACACAGGAGACACAGGAGACACAGGAGACACAGGAGACACAGGAGACACAGGAGACACAGGAGGCACAGGAATAACAGGTATAATAAGTCTTACAAATGTAATACCATATTGTGCAAAACTTTCTAGTATTGCTATCATTAAAAATAAAATAGGAATAAATGGACTTATAAGACTTTTTGAAGTACAAGGTGATATAATTTATAGTTAATCCTAAAAAATTGAGAAATAAAATTATTACTAAATCTATAAAAATTATTTATGAATTAAATAACCATTATGGAAACATCTTGCAAGAAAGCTAAACATAATCATCAACAACAAGAACAATTAGAATCTAGTATATTAGAATCTAGTATATTAGATATTATTGCAGATACTTTTTTAAATTCCAGAAATGATTACAAGTTTATTATTTTAATGATTAAACAAAATAAAGATTATTATAAATATATAAATAAAATTGCAAAAGATACTTGGGAATTTATATTTAATCAGTCACAAGATGAATTTAAATTTAATTTGAAATTAATTAATGAAATATGGAATTCATTAAGGATTAATTATCCTAAAGAAGCTAATACAATCAGGGATTTTATACATAAACAAGCAAGTAAAACTTTAAATTTTAAAATAAAAGATTTAAACGATACACTAGATTTTATAGTTAAACAGATTGATATTATACAAGAATTTTATATTAATCAACTAAAAACATTAGGATTTTTTGATATAAAAGAATTACAAGAAATAAAAGAATTTATAGTTAAAACATCAATACAAAATTTTAAAATGAAAGAACAAGTTGATTACTCATTATTTGAACATAAACAGTTCATTCCTAATTTTTATTATAAACAAGCTAAAGCTCTGTTTATTTTTTACCGCGAACAAGCAGATACTTTTAGACTTTTTAATCAAAAACAGACTGAGAATACTCTAGATTTTCAGCGAAAACAAGCTGATACTATTCGTGAATATTCATGTACAGTCTCCAAAGGAGACTCTATACTATCTGATATTATTCTGTTTTTTGAACAATATCAATCAAAAACTATAATTTTTCAGCGACAACAATCTGAGATAAGACAAATTTTTCATAATAAACAAACATATGTAACACATGATTTGGAAATTCAACAAGCAATTACAATACAAAATTATTTTAATAATGCTAAAGCAAAGTTTAAGGTCCATTTAAATTGTATGTTAAATCATGTAAAAAATAAAATTTCAGAGTCTCAACTACTCAAAGATAAAAATAACAGACAAAAACATTTTGATCTTATTATAGAAGAAACTATAATTTTTCAAACAGATAATGTCCAATATTGTGATATAGATATTATAAATAATATAAATAATATAGTGCAACAAACTATAATACTTTTATATTTGACAAAAGAATTAGATTTTGAATTAGATCTTGATTGTTGTGTCAAATATGGATTTAATAATAGTTGTATAAAATATTTTAAAATAGTATCTCCAATGTTAAATAAGCTAACAAAACTTAAAGTAAATCATTATGAACAAGATTTTAAATTTTCTTTGGAATTTGTTGAACTACTATTGTCGTTTCCTAATTTACAAATTCTTGAAATACATTTTACTACAACCAATGAAGAGTTTGAACTACCTAAACAAAAACTACAAATAAAAGATCTTTGCATTACAGTAAGTAATGATTTTGATATATCATCATTATATAGTATCATTAATATTAATACATTATTAAAAATGTGTCCTCAATTAACAAGAATTGATTTAAGTTGTTTTAATATAAGTACAGATAATATAAATCTTGTTAAACTTGGAGAAATATTAAATCAATGTAATAATTTGACTGATCTTATATTAAATAATTTTAATGAAGAGTGTAAAGATAAAGAAAAATTAAACTTTATTAATATTGCTGAATTATTATCAAATAGTACTACTTTGACTTATCTAGATCTTTCACATAATAACATCATTGAAGATGAAAAAAAAAAGATTAGAGAAATACTATCACATAATCAAACACTGAAAGAACTATTACTCTAATAATGTTTATTTATTTAAAGCTTATTAGACTTAGAAAATGTCATATATTAATAATAAAAAATTGAGAAATAAAATTATTGTTAAATTTATCTAAATCTTTATTTATTTTAATTACAATTTCATATTTATAACAATGAATCATGAACCACAACATGTAACATCTAAAAGAGCTAAATATATTCATGCTTATACACAAACTCAAACTGGGTCCGAGCTTGTATGTGAACAATATTATTCAGAAAATGAGCCAAAAGATATATTTAATAAACTTATAAAACTCATTATATCATCAATTGAAAATGAAAAGCAAATATTGACTAATAATATGTGTGATTTTCAGCTTCAAAATGCTAAAGATTTTTTGGATTTACGAAAAAAACAATTTAATGTTAATCAGTCTTCAAGAAATTTATATTTTGAACAACTAGATATAGAGACTATTCAAAAATATAATCAGTTAGCTCTTGAATCTCATTCTGAAACTGAACAAATAAAAATATTACTGTTAAATCAATTTAACGCTATTAAATCTTTATATGATGATCATGCTGAAGCTTTATATGATTTACATAATGAACAGTCGGAAGCTTTATTGAATTTTAATAAAACACAGTGCGAAGCTTTCAAAGAATTTGATATTAAACAAAGAGAACCAAAATTTATTAAAAATTTTTTAGGTGATCGGACAATTGCTAAAAAAAAATTTCATTGTATCCAAACAGATAATATTTTAAAATTACAGCATGAACATAATGAACTTTTATGGGAATTAAAATATAAACATAATAAAGCTTTATCTTCATTAAACTTAAACTTCAATGAAGAAACGAAAATATTAATTGATGCTATTGAAGAATTACAAACAATTTATAATAAAAATATTCAAAATTTAGAATTAGAACAAATGAAGGAAACACATATATTACAGTTTGAACAGTCTAAAATTACTTGTGAATACAATTTACAATATGTTAAGAATGTAGAGAGTTTACAGATTCAGCTTTTACAACCTGATAAGACAATGACTTATTTAAAATATATAAAAAAGTTTGTCAAGAAAATCATTATCAAGAATAAAGTTCTTGATAATGATACGCTAACACAAGAAAATTTTGATCTTTCAATAAGGGAAATATTAGATAATGATCAGCGCCAGGTTAAATTATGCGACTACTTAGACGATGATGAAATTAATAATGTATATAATAAATATGCTAAATATAATTTAATAGTACAAATTGTAATATTTTTACATTGGACAAAAGAATTAAATTTGAAATTAAATTTTAATTTAATATCAAATTTAATAACTAGTTGTTTAAAAGAATCAGAAAATAATAGTTATTTAAAATATTTAAAATTAGTATTTCCAAACCTAGATAATCTTAAAAATCTTATACAATAAAAAATAAATACTATCGCAAAATTAAACATTAGAATTATTACTCTAATTTATAAGATTTTATAAATTACTTTAATTTATAAGATTTTATAAATTACTTTAATTTATAAGATTTTTAGTTTATTTATTTAACAAAAAAAATTGAATTTTTATTTTTTACAAGATTTATGTAAATTATTTATGAATTAAAATGATTGAAAAGTTACCTTTGGAATTAATAGATAAATGTTTCAAAAACAAGATTATATTATTAAGAATGACTTCAAAAAAAATTAGACAATTTTTGAACATTATACAACAACCAATAGCACTAACTATTAATAGCAAATGGTTACGTAATCCTAATAATGGTAATATCCCAATAAAACATGATATTATTACTAAAAGTATAATTACTTTTAATAATATTTCTAAACTAGTACTTAATAATTGTAGAATTGATCCTAATACAGCACATAAACTTGAACAAGCTTTAAAAAATAATACACATTTAACTTTTATAAATTTAAAGGCAAATCTAATTGGATCTGATGGTATAAAATCTATTACAAAGATAATTAAAAGATGTCCATTATTACTACATTTAGATATAAGTTGTAATAATATAAATTATAAAGGCGCATATAGTCTCGCAAGGTGGATTGGAATGTGTAAAAAACTAAAACATCTAAATCTAGCGTATAATCAAATTGGACCAAAAGGAATAAATAGCTTGAAAAAGAAAATCTCTATATTACCTATAGAATTTCTAAATATTAGTAACAATTGTTTAGGATCAGTTGAAATAAACTTTTTAAAAGATTTAAAATCATCGACAATAAAACATTTAAATCTTAGTTATAACCAAATAAAATCAGATGATGTAAATAATTTAGCACAAATGTTAAGTCAATGTCCAAATATTTATGATATTAATCTTAGTAATAATCTAATTGGACTTTATAGATTAGATAGATTTTCAATAGTATTTAAAAATTGTAAATTTATATCTTATCTTGATTTAAGTCACAATCAAATTGGAAATGATGGAATAGAAAGTTTTGTTAACGTATTAGAAGAAGAAGAATGTAAAACGATTCTTTCACTCAATCTTAGTAATAATAAGATTAGTGATATAGGTGCGAATAGTCTTGCTAGACTATTATCACGTAAATGTAAATCTATTGTTTGTCTTAAACTTAATAATAATAATATTGAATCAATTGGAATTAATAAGATTAAAGAAGTATATAAAGGCAAAAGAATTCTTAAAATATAATAAATTTTATTTATAAAAAATTGAGAAATAAAATTATTGTATAATTCATATAATTTATATTTAAGAATTAGATAATGGCAAATTATTGTGGTATAGTAATTCCTTTTCACAAAAAAGTTAAACATTATATTCAAGAAAAAGAAGAAAAATAACAAGAACAATTTATTGAAAATAGTATATTAGATAAGATTGTGGATGTATGGATTAATTCAAGAAACCAAATTGATTATCTTAGTTTTTATATAAAACAAGATGCAAATTATAATTCTTCTAAAAATAATAATTTAAAGGATATTTGGAAATTCAAATTTAGTCAGTCACAAGAAGAATTTAAATTTATTTCGGAATTAATTAATAAAGAATGGGATTTATTAAGACTTACTCATTGTAAAGAAGCTAATGTTATCAGGGAATTTATGCTTAAACAAGCTTGTGATACTTTGAATTTTAAGATAAAAGATTTAAATGATACCCAAGATTTTTTAGTTAATCAGATTAATATTCAAAAAGAATTTCATATAAATCAACAAAATGAAATATATAATCAACATATATTGTTTATTCCTAATTTTCATTACGAACTAGCTAAAGCTCTACAAAATTTTAACCGTGAACAAGCTGATGCTTTCAAATTATTTAATTATAAACAATCTGAGATTATTCTAGATTTTCAGCGTAAACAAGCTGACGCAACTAAAGATTTTTTACTTACATATTCCTATACATTACCAAATAATATTTTGATTTTTCAGCAAGAACAAGAAAAAATTATAATTTTTCAGCGACAACAATCTTTAGCAATACATGATTTTTATTATAAACAAGCAAAAGAAATATATGATTTATTCACTTTGTATTGTACAATACCCATGTATAAGTGTTCTAGACCTCTCAAATAATAAATATAATAAGATTGGAGATGAAGGACTATCTAAAATTCTAAATGCACTTACATTATGTCATAATTTAAAATATCTAGATCTTTCTAATAATATGTTTGAAAATGCACTATCAAAAAGGTTAAGAAAGAGGATACACATGTTAACTAAATTTATATCTCAAATTACGTTATAAGTGATTATTATAATATTTTGTGTAAATCAAGTATAATAAATTTATAGATCAAAAGAGATGCTACTTGTTAACAGGTAGGTATTAAGGTTAAATTAAAAAAATTGAATTTTCATTTAATTGTGTTATTTTATTTATTAAATAATAAAACATAATAATGACAACATCTACAATTACATCAAAATATGTTGAACATTTTTTGTCTATTCTCATACCTACTTGTAAATTAGGTAATTATTGGCCTTCTCGTATGACAATTATGATGAGAATGACATCAAAAATGATAAAAGATATAGTAGATAATGCTCAACCACCAACTACAGTCAATTTAATTTGGTCAATCTATAAAACTAATATTATAAAAATAAATAGTACAATTAGATGTTTAAACATCATTGATCTTACAATAACAGAATTTGATAATACAAATCAAGGTGAAGATTGGAGATATGAGAAAAATGATGCTGATGACATTCTCACAGATAGTGCTGATGACATTCTCACAGATAGTGCTGATGACATTCTCACAGCTGGTGCTGATGACATTCTCACAGCTGGTACTGATGACATTAAAAGTACATTATTAAAACTTTCAGAAATGATTTCTTTGAATAAAAAACTTACTAAACTTGATCTTAGTTCATGTGGTTTACATAATAACTGCTTAAAATATTTAAAAAAATCATTTAAGCAATTAAAAGATCTGTCTAATATCAATCTTCATGACAATAATTTATGTTTGTCGTTAGACTTTATAAAAATCTTATTATCACTTCCTAAATTAGTCAGTCTCAATCTTGATGAAAATACTCGGATTTGGAATATTGATACAGATGATTGGAATCTAAATCCAGAACAAACTTTACAATTAGAAAATCTTTCATTAGGCTTTTGTAACATAGACGAAAACGCAGATAATATTTTTGAATTAATAAGAAAATCTCCTAAATTACGTAGCCTTGATCTTAGAGAAAATTACTTAGATGACAATTCTATGAATCAATTTATAGAATCTTTAGGACAATGTCCTAATTTGACTGATCTTGATATTAGTGATAATAGAATTGAAGATGAATTAATGAAAACATTATTAGAATATTTAGAACAACATCATAATTTGTCTAATCTTGATATTAGTGGTAATATAGATTGGAATTATGACGAAGAATATGAAGGCTATAAAAACTTTAAAGCCTATATAGATTCATTGAAGAGTACATGCACTATTACTATGTCCTATTTACAAGAAAATGGACTTTGACTGAACTCCATCTCTCGTCTAACAAGATAAAAAATACACAATTACTTACGCAGTGTTCAATGACTTGTTTAGATTTGAGTTGTAATCAAATTAAAAATGTACTACAACAATATCTATATATATGAAAACCAGATATCAAACAAAGAATTAATGAGATTAGAAAAAATTATGACATTAAAAAAATAAACTATTATTTTATTATTAAAAAAAAATTGAAATTTTATTAATATGAAGATTAATTATTTGGAAATATATACACAACAAAATGCAGAACAACTCAGAACCTGAAGAAATCACAAAACTCCAGGATTTAGACATAAATGAAGAAGAAATAGATGAAAAAGATGAAAAAGATGAAGAAGATGAGAATGAAGATAAAAATGATAGATACATAGACGAAGATGAAGAAGATATATTAAGAAAAATTGAAGAACTATCGTTACAAGAAAATAACACAAGTCTTGATTTCGGAACAAATGAACATCCTAGAGTATTAGATATTCTTCAAGAAGCATATGAAACATTTCCAAACCTACGAAAACTGACAGATCTCAATCTCACAAACAATTGGCTTTGTGGTTCATCATTATCAATAGAACTTTTAGAGTTCTTGAAATTGTTTCCTGAATTAGTTAGTCTCAATCTAGATTGGAATGATTTTAGTAGTGTAAGTAAATGTACAGGCTGTACAAAAGATCAAATACTAAATCTAAAAAATCTTTCTATTCACGGATGTTACATAAATGTAATTCATAAAAATTCATATAATATTATAGGATTTCTGGAATGCTTCCCTAAATTAGTTAGTCTTCATCTCGGTGATAATGGTTTGGATGACAAATGGATGGTGAGATTTGAACCAGTATTAGAACAGTACCATGATTTGGCTGAACTAAATCTCAACTCCAATGAGATTGGTCCAGAAGGAGCAAAGATTCTAGTAAATGTATTACAAGGTAGTAATATCATTCGCAGCCTTCACCTCTTCGGTAACAAGATTGGAGCTGAAGGTGCAAAGTATATTGCACAAATACTTGCACAATGTCCTAATCTCGCTGAACTCATACTTAGTATAAACAACATTGGTGATGAAGGAGCATTGTATATTGCAAATGCACTATGTAATGCACAGTGTCCTAATCTTGTTAAACTTAACCTCAGATCCAATAATATTGGTATTGAAGGTGCATTACATATTACAAAAGCATTATATAATGGGCAATGTTCTAGTTTGACTGCTCTTGACCTTAGTCACAATAACATTAGCGACGAAGAAGCAAAAAGCTTAAAAAAAACTATCAGTGTAATAATCTAAAGCTAAAAACTCTTATAAAAGTATTAATAGCCAATGTAAATGTCATTTTGTTTATTTATTAAAAAAATTGAAATTTTATTAATATGAAAATTAATTATGTGGAAATATATACAAACGCAAAAGAATGCAATCAATATTAGAAATCGTACCTAGTCATGAATTAGCCAGGACTTGGGCTTCTAGGAAGACGATTTTGATGAGAATGACATCAAAACGTATCAGAGAAGCAATAGACAAAGCAAAACTACCTACATCAGTCTCTTTAATATGGCCAAAATATAGAAATAATATTATAAAAATAAATATTATATTTATAAGTTTAAATATTACTAATTTAAAAATAACATATTTTGACTTTGAGTCTGACTTTGATTTTGATTGTGATGAAAGTATTGAATATGAACATGAAAAAGTAGTTAAAATAGTTGAAGAAGTTGAAGTAGACAATGAAGAAAGTATTGAATATAATGAAAGTATTGAATATGAAGAAGATAAATTATTAATACTTTCTGATATGTTTTCTCTTAATAAAGGACTAACTGAACTTAATTTAGAAGATTCTGAATTAAAAAACAATAGCTTAAAATTTTTCAAAGAAGCATTTCCAAAACTACAAAATCTATCTAAACTTAATCTAAAATGTAATAATTTTTCATGGTCGTTAGAATTTATAGAAGTACTAATGATGCTTCCTAAATTAGTTTGTCTTAATCTCAATTTTAATGAAAATTTTAATGAAAAAAGCAATATGTATTCAAAAAATATACAACTATTATCTGATCAAATTCTACATTTAGAAGAACTCTCATTAAATGGTTGTTACATAACAGATGGATCATATGATATTTTAAAATTTATAGAAATATGTCCTGGATTAGTTCGTCTCAATCTGGAAAATAATGGATTGAATGATGAATGGATTAAGAAATTATCAGAAGCATTGAGTCAATGTTCTAATTTGGCTTATCTAAATCTTTCATCATATTGCATTAGCTCTCAAGAAGATGGCAATTGTATTAGTGCTGAAGGAACAATCTATATAAGAGATTTATTAAATAATCATAAATTAGTTAGTCTCGAACTCTTATCTCATAAATTTGGAGATAAAGGATTGTCAAATATTACAAATGTACTATGTTCTAATTTGACTAATCTCAATCTCGCAAATAACATGATTGGCGAAGAGGGTGCAACAAATATTGCAAATGCACTACGTGATGCACAATTTCCTAATTTGACTAATCTTTGTCTCAAATGTAACATGATTGAAGACATCGGAGCATCAAACATTATAAATACAAAATGGTCCAGTTTGACTTGTCTTGATCTCTCATATAATGAGATTATTGAAAGAAAGAAATTAAAAGTATTACAATTACAATGTCCATCACTAAAAAAACTTATAATCAATCTATGATAGTATAAACAATATCAAAAAAAAATTGATTTATTATTTGATTAAATTTATTAATTTATTATTTGATAAAAAATGAAATTATTTGAGGATTTACTAATAGAAGACATTTTTACTAAAGTTTGTCCTCCAAATAAAGTTTTAATGTTAAGAAGAATATCAAAAAAATTCAAAGATGCAATAGATAATATGAACATTGAAATACATCTTAAAATTTATGGTTTTAATATTGATAATATTTATAACAATCTTAAAATCATGCATGAATATAAAAACTACATCATAACTAAAATAGAGTTTATAAGATATAATATGTTTATGTTTATTGATCTAGATAAAATATCTATATTGTGTCCATCACTAACTCATCTTGATCTTGGTCCATATGAATTTGATTTTTTTAGTTTGGATAAGTTTCCAAATTGTAAAATCATTGGAATTTTTAAAATATAGTATATTCAATAAAATTACTAATTCTCACAAGTATTTATTTATTCTAATATTATATAATTAAAATATACTTAAAAAATAATATATATATATTATAAAAATGAAGTTACTTGGAAAAAAAATAAATAGTTTTCCAAATGGTCAAGAAAATATATTATCATTTAGTTCTATAAAAGATATAATAGATAATAATTTATTACTCAAACCGCCATTTCAAACAGATTTAGATGAAGATAAAGTACAAGAGATGATTAAATCATATTTAGACAATCCAAGTTATTTAGTATTTAAAAATAAAATCATAATTGCAGTGATCAACTATCAGATGGGTGAAAATGAGAAATTATATTTATTAGATGGACAACATAGATTACAAATGGCATACGAATTATATTTTAATCATAATAAAGACGATATGTTGTATTTTTGTTATTTTTTTGTTTATAATAATGAAGAAATGAAAAAATTATTTTATGAAATAAATAAAGATTCTTATAAAAATCAGCAATATATTACGTTAAATGAATTTCAGTTAAATGTTTATGATCATATAAAGATATTTTTAGAAAATAAATATAGTATGTTTTTTTCTAAAAAAAAGAATATAAATAAAAATATATATTCAATATCAGAATTTTTACAAATTTTACTTCAGAAAAAATATTTTGATAAATATAATAATGTTAATGAAATTATTTATGATTTAGAAACAAAAAATAATAAATTTTATAAATTAATTAGTTATAGAAATTATTTTATAGAGGATGAAAAACTATTTTATGTTGATGAACACGAACCTATAAAACAACAATTTATATGTTCAATAAAAAATAATAATTTTATTGATTATCTTTTAAATGATAATGAAATACCTGATCATAAATTTAAATATAAAAAACAAAAAATATCACCAAAATTAAGAATTCAAGTATGGAGAAAAGAATTTAATAATACTGATAATGGAAAATGCCCTTTATGTAATAAAAATATTTATATTGATAATTATGGTTTTCATTGTAGTCATATTATTAGTGAAGCTAATGGAGGAAAAACAGATATTAATAATTTAAGACCTTTATGTGAAGCATGTAATTTAAAGATGGGAAAAAATAATTGGAATTAAAAAAATTGATTTTTATTTATTCTGATAATCTTTATTTTATAATAAAGATTAACAAAACATTATTCATGTCATTTATCACTGTAAATAATTCGTATGATAATTTAGATAAAGTCTTAAAGGAAAAGATTACTTTTGAACAATATAAAATATTATTTGCTTATTATAGAAAAAAAAATAATTTAGAAAAAGAAAATTCAAATTCTGATTCAAATTCTGATTTAAATTCTGATTCAAATTCAAATTCTGATTTAAATTCTGATTCAAATTCTGATTCAAATTCAAAAGATGAATATTCAGAAGAAGATATATACAATGTATTATTGTTTACAAGATCAAAAAGTGTTTCATCTAAATCTAGTTCTAGATTAAAATCTAGATCAAGATCAAAAAGTGTTCCTGTTCCGTCTAAATCTAGACATAGATTTACAAATAATAATATAAATTTATTAGGTTCTGGAACATATGGTTGTGTTATTTCAAATCCTATTTGTAATAAAAATTATATTATCAAAGAATATATTCCTTATAATGATATTGATAACAATGATATTGGAAAAATATATAAAAAAGGAGATTTAGATGATAAAGAATCATTTAATGATGAACTTAGTATATTATTAAAAATAAAAAAAATTGATCCATTTAATTATTTTACAGTAAAATTAAAAGCTGCATTTAATTTTTATGGAAACATTATTGCACAAGAGAAACATCTTTTAACATCTTTAAAAGTAAAAGTAAATAATAGTATTATAAATGAGACATTTTATCAAATAATACTTGAAAATGGTGGTGTGCATTTAGATAAGTTTAATAAAATTTCATATAAGAAATTTTTAAAATTATTTAAAAAATTTTTACAAGGTATGATAAAATTAAATGAAAATAAACTAGTTCATACGGATATAAAACCAGATAATATTTTAATAACCAAAACTAAAATAAATTTAATAGATTTTGGTTGTATGATACCTGCAAAAGTTTTATATAATGATGAACACAATTTTAGACTTTCTGCCTATTATAGTGTTTATCCTCCTGAATTTTTTATAGCAAGTATATTATTAAAATGTAAAAATAATATATCTAAAAAATTAGATAATATTTTAAATATTATGATTAAAAGAAATTATTTTGATAAAAAAAATATTTCTGAGTTTTATAAAAAAATATATTACTCAGGAATACAAAAATTTATAAAACATATTAAATCACAAAATCTTACAAATTATAATGATATATTTACTGAAAAATTAGCATTACAAAGTGATATATATTCATTATCTTTTATAATTTCAAATTTTTATCATATAATACATGATATGACAGAACAAGAAAAAGATTTTATGCTAGGATTAGTCTTAAGATGTCAAAATGCTAATCCTTACACTAGAATAGATATATATTCATTATATTTATTAGTAAATAATGAATATAATAAATAATAAAATTGTTTTATAATATAATAATTAATAAGTTAAACAATGTAAAAAAATTAATTTTTTTAATTATTTAATTATAAATTAATTATTAATTGTAAATATAATGTAAAAAAATTGATTTTTTTAATTATTTAATTATAAATTAATTATTAGTTGTAAATATAATGTCAATAACATCAAGATCAAAAAGTGTTACATCGCTATCACTATCACCATTGCCATCCTCAACATCAAGATCAAGATCAAAAAGTGTTACATCGCTATCACTATCACTATCACTATCACCATTGCCATCCTCAACATCAACATCAAGATCAAGATCAAAAAGTGTTCAATTACAATCACAATCACAATCACAATCACAATCACAATCACAATCACAATCACAATCACAATCTATATCTAAAATAAGATCTAGATCCAAAAGTGTTCCTTCTAGATTTATAAACAATATATTAAATATAAATTTATTAGGTATAGGAACATATGGTTGTGTTATTTCAAATCCTATTAATAATAAAAATTTTATTATAGAAGAATATATTCCTTATTGTGATATAAATATAAATGATATTGGAAAAATATATATAAAAAAAGATGAAACTAATGAAGATAAAGAATCATTTTATAAAGAACTTTATATTTTACTAAAAATAAAAGAAATAGATCCATTAAATTATTTTACAGTAAAATTAAAAGCTGCATCTAAATTTTATGGAAACATTATTGCACATGAAGAAAAACTATTAACATCTTTAAATGTTTGTAATAATAGTATTATTAATCATACATTTTTTCAAATAATACTTGAAAACGGAGGTATTAATTTAAATGTTTTAAAAAATATTCCATATAAGAAATTTTTAAAATTTTTCAAAAATTTCTTACAAGGTATGATAAAATTAAATGAAAATAAACTTGTTCATTCAGATATAAAAGCAGATAATATTTTAATAAATAAAACTAAAATAAATTTAATAGACTTTGGTACTGCTATATCAGCGTCAGTATTATATAATGATGAAGAAGAATGGAGACTTTCAGCTTATTATTGTGTTTATCCACCAGAATTTTATATTGCAAGTATATTATTAAAATATAAAAATAATATATCTTCACAGTTAGATAATATTTTAAAAATTATGAATAGAAAAAGATATTTTGATAAAATGAATATACCTAAAGTAACAAAAAATTTATATTATTTAGGAATACAAAAATTTATAAAAGATATTAAATCACGAAATCTTACTAATTATAATGATGTTTTTACTGAAAAAATAGCATTACAAAGTGATATATATTCTTTAGCTCATATAATTTTAAAGTTTTATCATATAATACATGATATGACAGAGGAAGAAAATATATTTATACGAGATTTATACATAAAATGTTTAAATGCTAATCCTTATGATAGAATAAATATATATTCATTATATACATTAGTAAATAATGAATATAATATAAAAAATTATAATAATAAATATATTTAAAATATTATTTATTATTATAATAAATAATGTCTAAAATCGATTCATTTATCGAATTATTAAATAATATGAGTAATGTATATGATAACAATCAAAAAAAATCATGTATAAATTATAATAAATTAATATTTAAAAGATTTTTAAATTATTATATAATTATTATAAAAAATAAAAAGTTAGTTTCATTTTCAGAAATATCAAATCATTTAAATAATATTGAAATAAATATAAATACAAAATATATACAAAATAATGATATTGATTTTTTTAATAACTTTGTATTAAATAGTATAATAAGTACAAATAAATCTGATTTAAATGAATTTATTTTAATTAACAATATTAAAGAAAAAATAACTAATAAAACTATATTTTCTCAATTTATTAATGATATTAAACATCTTTTTATTATAGATAATATTGATATTGAATCATTAAAAAAAATAGATGATTTTTTTGATAATTATGAATCATTACTATGTACTATTATGAAACAAAGTGAAAATTTTAGTGGCCCTTTTTTAGATGTATATAAACTTGATAATAATAAAATAAATGAAATAAATAACATTTTAGATAACTATAAAATTAAAAAAAAATAACGATTACTGTTATATTATCTTCTGATCCTTTATCGTATGCAAGATTTGCTAATTTAATTGCAATATTACTATTAGATTTATTATTTATATTTTTTTTATAATCATCATTATTTTCTAATTCAGATAATACCATATCAATTGCTTCTTGGTTATTTAAAACATCCCATAAACCATCACAGCCCATTATTAAAAATTTTGTTTTATTAATATCATAATCAAAAATATCTGGTATATGTGAAACCTGTGGTTTTGCATCAAGATCACCAAATGATCTTGATACAGACATTCCATTAATTCTATAATCATCTTTTGTTTCTTTAGTAATTTTTCCTTTTTCTGATATAATTCTTTTATATTCTTCAAATGCAATTGGTTTATGGTCTTTTGTTAATTGTATTGCAATATTATATTCATTACACATTATTGCTCTACAATCTCCTAAATTAACTATCTTACAATATTTTTTTTTATCTCTTTCATATACTAATGTAATTAATGCAGTAGAACCAACTGATTTTGCTTCTTTTTCACTATCTGATAATTTATTTTGTACAGAAATATATGTTTTATTGATGTATTTATCATAATCTTTTGATTTTGAAACTATTTTACATTTTTCATTATCTAAAAAATATTTATGTAAGTGTTTTTTACAAAATTTTGATATTTTTCCTCCTCCATGACCATCAAATAATCCAAAATATCCTATATTATGTGAAGTTATATCTTTAGAATTTAGGTTATTAATTATATTATATTCATCTTCATTATAAGGTCGTCTTCCTTGAATTGATATACTATGATACCACATTTATTATATTATTATATAATATATTATTTAAGTAAAAAAAATTGAAATTTTTTTATATTGCAATATCCATATATTTTTTTATATTTTTGAAGATCAAACAAAACTTGTTACAGAGTCACAAAGACAAAATAAGTTTTCAGAGACTTTTTGAAATAGAATCACCGACAATGGCACATACAGTCGAAAGAGTACCTTACAACTATACTTTCTTCTGTCTGGATGAGGCGACAGGAGAAAATATTCCCGTTAGCACTGGAGGATACTTCGTTTTCCTCGACAAGAACGGCAATCCTTGTACGATTGGTGATTCCAACAAAGTCCTTTGCCCCGAGGGTCATTTCTCAGTACAGATCTTTCCTGGCGAGTTCCACTCAACGAATAGTGAGCTCAATAAGAGACTCACTATGGGTGCGATGATCAATTGCGACCCTAAACTCGAAGAAGGGAAGATCGTAAAGTCGGACCCTGCGATAATGCCGCCGTTTTCGCAAGTGATTAAGAAGTTTCCCGAATCTTCTATCCTTACGGAAAATCCTGACGAAGTAGATGAAAACGGAAAACTAAAAGGTAAGTTTTACGCCGAGTCCAGCTCCAGAGCTGCTGCTGGTCTTGGACTCGATAGCAAGTGCATCGCAGTTACCCAAACGTCCGGATTGGTAGTTGTTGAACTCCTTGTGTTTAAGAAACCATTACCTCCTAAACCTCGTGTAGAATACAGTACTTTCCGCGATGGAAATGACACTCGCAGTGGTACTCGTGGAGGCGATGACACTCGCAGTGGTACTCGTGGAGGCGATGACACTCACAGTGGTGCTCGTGGAGGCCCTAGTCGTGAGGTAGCAAACATCACTAGGGGTGATGCGGTGACTAACATCTATGGCAGCTGCAATGACAGGTACGTCACTGGTAGTCTTATTGAGAAGCAGGTACGTTTTTACGTTCTCATGGAAAATGAGAATGTAAAGACGAAGGCGGAAGAGCTTTTCAAGCCCATGGAAGAAGATGAGTTTGTTCCTATCGAGCTTCCAGAGCCCTTAGTGCCAATGTCTCCCTCTGAGCTTTCTGAGCTTCCCGAGCTTCCCGAGCTTCTCGAGCTTCTCGAGCTTTCCGAGCCACCCGAGCTTTCCGAGCCACCCGAGCTTCCCGAGCCACCCGAGCTTTCCGAGCCACCCGAGCTTTCCGAGCTTTCCGAGCTTTCCGAGCCACTCGAGACGATTTAGTCAATAATCTTAAGCTCGAGTTCAAAGCCTCTTCGCATTCGTACATGTATTAACATCCGTACGAAGTGTTATTAGGTGTTCTAATAGCTAATAGCTAATTAGTATCACCTCTAAGAGACTCTAGATACCCTTCAGAGACTCTACTGTTAGCCGGTAGGCTAACAGTACCTGCATACAAGTGTCATAAGACCTTTCAGCAGAAGTTTATAGTAGCTTGTTAAAGGCTTAATCAATTTTTTATATATAAATAAAAAATTGATTTTTTTATTTATTGTTATATCTATAAATTTATTATACTTTTGAAGATCTAAAAGTTACACATAAACTTTTCTTAGACTTTTTGACAGCACGTAGAAAACGTAGAAAACGTGAGCATTGAAAGAAGTGTATGCAAGAAGAATGGAGACTGAATGGCAAGAGCGATTCACTGTTGTAGTTAAATGCGTGTATAGTGTGGTCTTAGACGCGAATAACAAAATGTCTGAGCTCAAGGAGCACCTATTTGCAACTGGGAAAATAACCCCGTTTCAGTTCAAGACCTGGCCGACAGCTAATAGAGTTAGTGATGCGAAGGCTTATGTGCTAGACGCGAGCATAATCCGTTTGTGTGACATGACAAATGAAGTGATAAATGTGGACTATGAGCCAATAGTAGAGCGATCCGCGGTACCTGTACAATTTAATAACATCAAAAAATGCATCGAGGAAATGCTAGTGCACGTAGTAAGTGTGGAGGAAGAGTACAACCTAGATTATATGGTATTGAAAACGTCAATGAAGACGGCGGTAACTTGATTAGAGACGTACCTTTTAGAAGAATAGTAGACTGCAATACAAAGAACTAAGACAGTAACCTAGACCGTGATAATTGCTAAATTGTTTGTATCTGTATTTGAACTTTTATATAAATAAAAAATTGATTTTTTTATTTATTGTTATATCTATTTATTTATTATACTTTTGAAGATCTAAAAGTTACACATAAACTTTTCTTAGACTTTTTTGATTACGGATAACAGCCTTTTTTTAGGCCGCAGCTAGCTGTTATAAGATTAAGATTAAGATTAAGATGCAAGTTATACCTTTCAAACTACCTACTAAAATTAATATCAGTTGTTGCTATACAGTCAAAAGTATCGTCAAAAGTATCGGAGAAATCAAATGTATATTGGATCTGTCAATTCTGGATGCAAATGGCAATGCTTGCCCTATGTGCTGTTATAATGGATGTGGTGAAGTAGTAGTAAAAAAAGGACCAATTTTCGTCAAGCTCAATATTGTAGAAATGAAGCCCCATAAAAAAAGTCAAGTTTGGGATACATTTTTGATCTCAGCCAAGATTGTAACAGATATGACAAATGTGAAAATAGACAAATATGGTCAGCCCATTTTGACTGATGATGATCTTAAAAACGCTGATTTTTTGAGTCCAGATAGTCTGACTATCTTGATGGAAAAAAATTATAACTCTAGAATCATAGTGGTTGTGTTTTTAGAAAAAAAAATAAAGAGTGTTCCTGTTCTTTGTAATGATAGTGACGGTAGTGGCGATGGGTACGTCTCTGTCACTTACACAAGATTCAGACGTTCCGAAATCAATACATCACTTATGCTGCATATAGTCGAAAATACAGTCGAAAATACAGTCGAAAATGACGTAAAATTCAAAAAAATAGCTCGTGATATCTTATTTCCCACTAAAGACTCAGACTCAGATTCAGGCTCAGACTTAAACTCGGACTTAGACTCAGATTCAGATAAAGACTCGGAAGACGCAGAAGATGCAGAAGATGCAGAAGACGCAGAAGATACTGAGGATATGAAGGACGAAGACTCGGAGAACGCTGAGAACGCAGATGACGCCGATGACGCTAATGATGCTGATGACGCTGATGACGCTGATGACGCTGATGACGCTGAGGATGCAGAGGACAAAGACATGGAAGACATAGAAGACATAGATTAAGACCCAAAACTGAAACTGTAATAGATCAATAATAGCTTCAATATATTTCATTCTTTTATTTCTTTATAAAAAAAATTGATTTTTTTATTTACTGTTATATCTATTAATTTTTTATACTTTTGAAGCTCAAAAAGTTACACAAAGACACATAAACTTTTCTAAGACTTTTTTGACAGCCCGTAAATGTCTGGAGGATCTGGAGGATCTAGAGGATCTGGAGGATCTGGAGGATCTGGAGGATCTGGAGGATCTGGAGGATCTGGAGGATCTGGAGGATCTGGAGGATCTGGAGGATCTGGAGGATCTGGAGCCCGCGTCAACTCTCATACCAAACACCTCATCTACCAAATCTACCAAGAGCAGTTAGCCATCAATCAGCGCCTTGAGCAAGAACAAAGCAAAAGCGAAAGCGAAAGCGAAATCAGCTTCGTTGACCCCGTGTGGGATAACCCGTTGTTGTTGATGGAGCAAGAGCACACAGAGATGCAAAAGCGGGAGATCAACTTTTTCGATAAGCCTGAGATAGACTCGTATGAAGGTATGACTAAAGGTACTGTCAAGATCACGACAATCTACGATAGTACCTTTAGCAAACTGTCTCGTGATCCCTTCCACAGCATGAAGGCCTCTAGAATCCTGTGGGACACATTCTTCAAGAATGAGGCGATAGATCTGAATGGTTGCAAAGAAGACTTAGATAAGTGTTTGTACAAGATTGAGAAGTGCTGCAATTTCCAGATCATTGAAGTCAATACCGTGCAAAACAATCCACTGCGTAAGATGTATAATGCCTACAAGGAGGCATATGACATCAATGACGAAAGGACACACTACCATGGCTCCTCTAATACCCATCTTATCTCTCACCGGGGATTCCGTGGCGCTGCATGTGAGCGTAGTGTGTGGGGCAAAGGCATATGCACGTCTTCAAACTTCTTTGAAGCCCTTGCATACTGCCCTGTAAATCCGGTGACCGGTAAAATTACAGTCCTCATCGTCGATACGCTCGTCGGTGAGCACAAGGTCGGCAGCAAGGACCTCGTGGATTTTGGCGTGAACGAACACGGTAAGGCTTACAACACTGTCACCAACGACAAGAAAACCATTTTTGTCGTTGAAAAAGAAGATCAGCTTAACCCTATTGTCGAAATCACCTTGCGCTACATGCACGAGAATCCACACACAGAAGCCCATAACAACTTTGTGCAAATTTACAACCCAGACCTTTATAATAGTATTTTACTAAATAATCCTCCCCTCTTATGTTCAGCTGCTACCGCCACTGCTGCTGCTGCTGCTGCTGCTACCGCCACCACTACTACTGCCACTTTAGCTTTAGCTGCTGCTGCAGCAACTGGCCCCGCAAAAGCTCTCGCCGCTTCCCCCCCCCCGGAGTGGGTAGTCAAAGCGCACAATACTTATGAGATCGGCAAGCTAGTTACGGTCAATTCATACTATAAAGATAAGTACATAAAATATAAGGGCTTCCATGGCGTAATCGAAAGGTCTTTTGCTAAAGGTGGACAGTTCATTATCTTTGTTAAGCTCACACACGATCAGGACGGAGAGCCGGTCACGGCCGATATAACCACTGACGTCCGCAACAAGAACGAGAACAATTTCAAATACTTACCAGATAATAGGTCGTGGCTAGAATGTCTCCCTTGCAAACCATGTCACATCAAAATTCGCGAGCTCAATGCCTTCAAGCGCCAGGCCGATAGCCAGCTCGATGACCAGAATGACCAGCACAAGAGGATTGCGTTAGCATCCTCGCGTCAGGATGACAAGCCCATAGCTGATGGCAAGGATGACCAACCGACCGCAGGCGCCAAGAAGTGCACCCACGACTAAGACCATAACCAAGACAGAGACTGTTACCTACATAGAGATTATGACTGATATAAGTTTTATTTTATTTTATTTCACTTTTATATAAATAAATAATTATTTTTACATTCAAATCACCAATCTGGTAATTTTGCTTCACATAATTCATAATTATCGCATTGGAGTTTTAAATCATACATTTTTGAATAATAATTATTTATATTATATGTTTATATTAATATATAATTTATTAATATATTAATATTTTTTTTAATATTTTTTTTATATAAATTATTAAATATTTACAAACTAAAATTGATAAACATATTATTAAATTAATTCGTTTATTTTTTCAAAATGTTTGTCAATTAAAAATTTTAATTTTTCTAATTTTGATTTAAATATTGGTACATCACTTTGAGTATTTGTACCAACACTGGTAGTATTTGTACCAACACTGGTAGTATTTGTACCAACACTGGTAGTATTTGTAATTTTTGTTCCAACATCTAGAGTTTTTTGACTTAAATTTTTTACAGCTACTGCAGAAACAGCTGCAGTAGCTGCAGTAGCTGTAAAAATTTTAGCCCAATCATACGAATTTTCTTTATTATCAGGTTCTTTATTATCAGGTTCTTTATTATCAGGTTTTTTATTATGTTTTGTTTCTTTTTTAGTAAAAAAATTGCGAAAAGGACCAGCAGGACCAACAACAGCAGGACCAACATCAGCAGTACCAGCAGGACGAACAGTAGGTAAAACTGCACTACCGGCATTAGTAACAGCACTAGTAACAGCACTAGAACGAGTTGCTGGATCCAAACGCAAAGCAGTAGAAGCAAAAGCAGCAGCACCAAGAACTAAAAAAGGGTGTACACCACCATCTTGATCAGGAATATTTCCAGTAGCAGAATCATAGCTAGACAATTTATTTAATTCTGTAATACTATCACTCATTATAAAAATTATATTATATAATATTATATAATATAATTTTTATAATATTATTTTTTTCATTATCATATTAAATATAGTTAAAAATTATTTTGTAAAAAATACAAGTAGCATATATACGCATCGTCTAATATTGTGTCAAAAACAATAAAATATTTATTATAATACTAAAAATTACAAAATATAAAATAATAAAGATGCAAAGCGAATTATGAAAATAAAGTTTTCATAATTACAATATAATAAATATGTTATATAATAATACTAAAAATTACAAAATATAAAATAATAAATTACATATAAATATTAGTGCTGTTCTTTGAACACTTCTTTTCAACAATTTTATAAAAATCTTCAAATTTAGTAGATATGTTATCGTCATGTCTATTATTAAATAGAAATTGCATCAAAGTAGCAGGTTCAACTGAACATTTCTTAATATTATCCCACATTAGCTCAAAATATTCTTCATTATTAAAGAATGATAAAAACATATTACGCGCTTGAAATTTGTCGAGATACGTTAATTCAATATTCAAATCAATTCTTCCAGACCTTAAAAGTGCATCATCTAATTTATCAGGAAAATTAGTTGTCATAATAACAATTAATCCTTCAGGGTTATTGAAACCATCCAAACAATTCAAAATACCATTCATAGTAATATGATTTTTCATACTATCATTAACTTTCCTATCCGCAAAAATACAATCTATATCTTCAAGTACAAGAATAGATTTTTTATCATCATCATTTACTTGTGAAATTGCCTCAATCATTGATTCTTCTTTTAGTTCAGCATTAATATTAAGAATACACAAATTAGCATTACATTCTGAAGCAATACTATGAATAAGTGATGTTTTTCCTACTCCTGGAGCTCCATGTAGTATTATATTCATTTTATATGGTATACCGTGTTTATTATAATCTTTATATGATTCTTTGTTTATGAACTTTAGAATAGGATCTTTAATTTTATTTAAATGATCTTCTTTAAGAAAAATACAGTCGAAATTTCTTTTAGGAAGTGATGTATCATAACACCATGCGTAACCTGTCCATTTTTTTTTAATGATTTTATCACCAGAAACTTCAGCAAACTTTTGTTTTTTTTCTTTAAATTTTTTATTAATAGCTTCTTCGATAAATGCTAAAATATTAGCTTTAGTTGAACTTTTTAAAATTACTTGTTTAATATGAATAAAATCATCTTTAGTAATCATTATTTGAACTTTGTCATTTAAAACGAAATCACAAATTTCAATTTCAATATCATTAATAACATATTTACCATTAACAGGGATTAAAGTATGTAAAAACATATAATCTGAATTATCTTTTCTATAATCTCTATAATGTTTTCGTTCAATGTCAATACATTCAGAATTTATATTTTTATTTTCTTTATCTAATATTTCATATATATATGATAGTACAGTTTGCGTATCATCCATATAAGAATATAATGTAATAGACATTGGATTTTTTTAATATTATAGTATTATTAGAGTATAGTATGATTAAATATCAATTTTTATAGTATTATAAACAACTTATATAGAACTTATATAGAACAAAAAACTATAAATTACATATAAATATTAGTGTTATTCTTTGAATAATTCTTTTCAACAATTTTATAAAAATCTTCAAATTTAGTAGATATGTTATCATCATGTCTATTATTAAATAGAAATTGCATCAAAGTTGCAGGTTCAACTGAACATTTCTTAATATTATCCCACATTAGTTCAAAATATTCTTCATTATTAAAGAATGATAAAAACATATTACGCGCTTGAAATTTGTCGAGATACGTTAATTCAATATTTAGATCAATTCTTCCAGATCTTAAAAGCGCATCATCTAATTTATCATGAGAATTAGTAGTCATAATAACAATTAATCCTTCGGGATTATTAAAACCATCTAAACAATTTAAAACACCATCAGAAAAAATACAATCTATGTATTCAAGTACAAGAATAGATTTTTTATCATCATGATTTACTTGTGATATTGCCTCTATCATAGCTTCTTCATTTAGTTCAGAATTAATATTAAGAATACACAAATTAGCATTACATTCGGATGCAATACAATGAATAAGTGATGTTTTACCTACTCCTGGAGAACCATGAAGCATTATATTCATTTTGTATGGTATGCCGTGTTTATTATAATCTTTATATGATTCTTTGTTTATAAACTTTAAGATAGGATCTTTAATTTTATTTAAATGATCTTTTTTAAGAAAAATGCAATCAAAATTTTTTTTAGGAAATGATGATTCATAACACCATGTGGTACCTGTCCATTTTTTCTTAATGATTTTATCACCGTAAACTTCAGCAAACTTTTGTTTTTTTTCTTTAAATTTTTTTTTTATAGCATCTTCAATAAATGCTATAATATTAGCCTTAGCCGAACTTTTCAAAATTACTTTTTTAATATAAAAAAAATTATCATTGATACTTATGGTTTGAACTTTGTCATTTAAAACGAAATCACAAATTTCAATTTCAATATTATTAATAACATATTTACCATTTACAGGTATAAAAGTATGTAAAAACATATAATCTGAATTATCTTTTTTATAATCTCTATAATGTTTGCTGTCTATATTAATACATTCGCAATCTAAATCTTTATTTTCTTTATCTAATAATTCATATATATATGAAAGTACAATTTGCGTATCATTCTTATGAGAATATAATGTAATAGACATTATGGTATTGTTAAATATACTATAATGTCTATAAATCAATTCTTATATGCTTTATTAAGTTCTTTGTAATTAAAAAAATTGATTTATAAAGAACTTAATAATTAAAAATATATAATTATATAAAACAAAAATGCAGTATGAAGAATTAATACAATATTGTAAAGATAATAATTTAGATTATTTAACAAAAGCTAAAAAACCTAAAGCTCATGCAACATTGTTAAAAGAATTGTCTAAATTGTCTATTACAGATAAAACAATTAAAACTGATATTCAAACAAATGAAGAAAATAATGTTATTGAATTAATAAATGAAACTATATGGAAATTAGAAGATAATAATGTAAAAGATAATGACGAATATATAAAAAATAAAAATATAATTAGTAGTTTAATAAAAAAATGCCATAATTTGTTATATTCAAATGCTATTTCTGGAAAAAAAGCTCAATCTGATATTATGAAAATTTTAAGTATTGTTGCATTAAATAGTTTAATTAAAGATGAAAAAAATAATATTAATGTAGAGTCATTAAAGATGAGATAGTAAAGAAAAGATTTCATAGAACAGTATATGATTTTAATCAAAATAAAAAAACGATTACAAAATGATCTATTATCTCTTTAGTTGTATGTGATTTGTAATATTATTAAAAGTTTATTTCATAATTATATATAATTTATCATAAAACAATCTTTTTTGTATAATCTTACATATTTTTTATATAATAATAACTTTTTATTTATTAATTCAATATGTTCAATTATATCATATAATT